GGGTTAGCTTTAGGCACTTGCAGCTGCATATCTACTATGTTAAAGTAGTTTTTAATGATTAAGTATGCGCTTATGTTGCCTTGAGTGAATGCACTCCTTGAAGCTCCAGAGGCATCACCGTTGATGACATAGTTCATGCCTGGGAACTCCTCCTTGATTGTTTGACATAGTGAGGCAAGGTCACCTATGCGATAGACCTTAATCACATTGATTCTGGCATAAATCTCAGCATCATAGCCATACTTGATGTACTGGCACACCACGCAGGTGTTAGTCACATTGAAGTCGAAGGATAGGTAAAGGTCATGAGCTGGTGAGGCTTTGATGTAGCCATGCTGCACATTCTTGGAGTAGTCGAATGAGGTCGCAAAAAGCGACTCCCTATCCCAGATGCCCCACTGCCCAAGGGCATAGACCTCATAGTAAGTCTGGCTTACTGACTTGAGTGCCTCCATCCTAGTCACATACTCATCATCCAAGAAGTCAATGGCATCCTTGTAAGTGCCATGCAGCCGGAGTACCTGGTTGGCTTCTTTTGGAGGCACATCATCAAAAAACCTTTTCTTAATCCAGTGGCTATCACTGACCGGATTGAAGGTCAGAAAGAAACGCTTAGGATGCTCTGACTTACCCCTGAGTCGCAGAGTTATCTGAGTGAAGTCCTCCAAGGTTAGCTCAGTGGCTTCCTCTATCCAGATATACTTAGCCTGGCTCAATGACTTCAACTTCTCAGGATCATCACAACCAAGGAAGACAATCTTATTAGTTCCTGACTGAAGCTCCATGTAGCCTGTCTTAGCCTTAATGAGCTTGTCCAATCCCCATTGGCTAATCTTGTTGCGGAAGTCAGCAAAGACTGAGTTCCTGATTGTGGCAGCTACTTTGCGAATCACGAAGAAGGTCTGAAATTGGTTGGCCTTATTATCGCATATCTCAGCTAGGAATAGCTGAATCATGGTCTGGCTCTTGCCACTTCCAGCTCCGCCCCAAAGGATATTGTAAGTCTTAGGGTCTGTTACTGCATCAAGATATTTCTCCTGCCATAAGTCAGGGCTTGACAAATCAACCTTCGGCATCAGCCTCCTGCTCTGCTCCTTTCTTGTTAGGCCTTGGCTTAATGACCTCCACCACTTGCATGTTCACTTGCTCCTGGTTCATTAGGCCAAGGTCACGAGCGATGATGTTGTGATTAAATAGGCCACTTGCAGCCCCTTCCAGCTTGCTTGTGTAGATGGCCTGCTCTATGCGTGTAAAGACTTGAGCGAAATCTTTTGACTTGCCCTTATAAACTGCAATCGTAGCCCATGAAGCAAATCCACAGGCTAGCGCAAATCCTTCTTTCGTGAGCAGCCTTTTTTTAGGCAATCTGACCTCTGTTGCATCCTTGCCTCTAAAGTCCACTTCAATCAGTGGATTCTCTTCCGCCCATTGAACATATTGCTCAAAATTCTCAAGGATTTCCTCTGGAGTCTTGAACCTACCATCTAGCCCATGCTTCAGCCTGAGCTGCCAACATTGATTTCCCTTAGGTGCTGCCATAATTTTAGTACCGGGATTGCTCCCCTTGTTTTGTGGTTGATTATTTCTTTTTCGCTGCCTTCTTAGCTTTCTTAGCCACAGACAGAGCAATGGCTACTGCCTGCTTCTGAGGCTTACCTGCTTTCATCTCGGTCTTAATGTTGGAGCTAACTGTCTTAGCTGAGTAACCTTTCTTGAGCATAATTTTAATATTTAGGCAAAGATAGGTATTTCAAAATTGCCTCATAGACTTCAAGCTGATTAGACCATCTGCGCTTATGCCCTTTGGCGGCATCCTGAAGTTCCAGCTTATTTTTTAGCTGAGTAATTTTTCTGCCTAGGTAATCCTGGCAGTCTTGTCTGTTCATGTCTGGTTGTTTTAGTGAATAAAGTAAATCATTGGAATAGGTGCTTCTGCCCTCCCATTGGGCAGGAATTTGGCTGATGTGAATTGAATTATACATAGTCTCTGAGTCGCATTAATGGCGCATCAAATTTAAGTGGAATAATCCCGGTTGATCCTGACCGCATTTTGACTTGGTCAATTATACATAGGTTCTCATTGCTAAACTCCTGACTGCCGACTTTGGTGGTTGATGTTGGCTCAAAGTAGTGAGCTGGCCTCATCATCATCCAGATGACATCGGCATCTTGCTCAATGCTCCCAGACTCACGAAGGTCAGACATTAGCGGCATCTTATCAGGCCTCTCATCTACTCTTCTGCTTAGCTGGCTAAGTGCTACCACCGGAATCTGAAGCTCCTTAGCAAGCAGTTTCAGGCCTCGGCTAATTTCGCCTACTATGTTCACTCGATTAGTCTCTTTAGGATTGACTGAATCAATCAGGCCTATGTAGTCGATGAACATCACCTTAATGTCATACTTATTTTTCCACATAGTGGCCTTAGTTCTGATTTTACGGATATTCAAATAGCCTTCATCAGTAATCTTAATCGGCCAATGCCTCATGCGATCTATTGCCTGTTTGAGCGAGTCTTTATCAAGTGAGTTCATATCACCTTGCTTAATCTTGTAGGCAAAGATTTGAGACTCCTGACTTGCCAGCCTCTGCACTAGCTCATGCTTGGTCATCTCAAGGCTGAACAGCCCACATCCTATGCCTTGCTTGGCTAAATTACGCATAAGGCTTACCACTAGGGCTGTCTTGCCCTGCCCAGGTCTAGCACCTACAACAGTAAGCTCACCATCGGTCAGGCCTCCGCAAAGTCTATCTAGGCTATCAATGCCTGTGGAGTAGCCTGCAATCGTACCGGAGGCTTTATTAAACCATTGCTGTGCGCTTATTGTCAGCTGGCTCTGGAAGCTATCATCTGAATTGGTAAGGCTTGATGAGAGCAGGCTGTCAGCCTTATTCTGGATTTCTGCAATGGTCTCAAAAATGTCACCGCTTTCTGAATTGGCTTTAGATGCCATCTCATGTGCGAGGTAATAGAACTTCGTTCTCATGTACTGCTCAATCAGGATTCGGCAGTGGACTTCCACATGCCCAGGAGACTTCAGGCTGGCAAATACTGAGGCAACATTCTTAACCCCTCCAGCTTCTTTGATTAGTGCTGACTTTTTAAGGGTCATGACAACTGTCTCCAGACTGACTTGCTCACCAGCATCATGCTGAGCTTGGATGGCTCTGGCTATGTTCTTGTGCTGCTCATTCTGGAACACATCAAGGTTAGGCAGGATTGATAGAGCTGTTACTCGCTCATCATCTGAGAGCATCATTGCGGAAAGGACTTGCCTCTCCATTTCTTCGTTAATAAAATTCATGATTTAAATTGGAATGATTCGTGTAACTGATGTGATTTTCTCTTTGGCATTTGGTCGGACTGTGGCGGCGGAACTTCAAGTGTTTGCTCGTTATTTTGGTTTTTAAGAATCCAATTATTACGCACAGTGCTTTTCCAGTTAATCAATTTTTTGCCAAACTTATTATGCCAGTCTAATTCCTTGTAATAGAAGTAGCATTTTTCTGCCTGATCTATTGAAGCTCCTTGCTCTAAAAAGTAGGCTTCTAATTGGTCATAAGTAGGAGGCACAAACTGAGCCATTTGTTTTTTGACTTTTTTTGGCTTTGGCTCTTCATTATTAGGTTTATGGTTTATTGGTTTATGGTTTATTGGTTTAACTAAGGGTACACTGCCGTTATCATTGCCATCATTTTCTTGTATCACCGCCATATCCATCGCCGTAGTATCCGCTGTTGCGAAATCGCCACAGCGAAGAGTAATAACTCTACCATAATTTTGATTGATTGAAGGTCTAATTGTCTTAATAAATCCCCAATTTTCAAGGTCAGATAGCACAGACAAATAAGTGTTTTTATTGCCTATTGAAAGTCCTTCCATAGTAAATTGAGTATTGATTGTAAAATTCTCCTTCCATCCTAGCCTATTATTAAGTTCAACAAGCCAGCAGTAAACAGCAGTATGCTGAGCCTTTGCTTCAGTTTTATCAAAAGCAAAATCAAACCATCTTCTGGTTAATTGATAGCCGTTCATATTGAATGCAATAAAATTTCTCTAAACTCATTTAATGCAATCATAGCATGATGATTACCTCCTTTATCTGGATGGTGTTTAATTATTAGCCTTTTATATGTTTGGTCAATAATTGTTCTATCTACGGCTTTTCTACTCATTTCAAAATCTGAGTACCTGTAATTAATCTCATCAAGACATTCAGTCTTAATTTCATCATTTACAAATTCAGCATCAAGAAGAAATGCTAAATAGCTTGTAGGTACATCCTTAATTTGATGTCCTTTAAACTTGCCAAAATTAAGTTCCATAAAAACAAAAACCTCATCCGGCTTTCCCTGCTACGACCAGCCGAAACATAGGCTGACAGGTACTTACCGAATGAGGCTTTAATATTTTTCATTTGCTTCTATTTTACCGGGGTCGTAATCCGGGCCTTTCGGCTTTGCAAACTTAACTACTTTTCCTGAAACGCATTAATGTGATCAAAAAACTTTTGCACCTCTTCCTCTGACATGTCAAATATCTGCCACACCAGGTCTACCACAGCAGAATTGATAGTATCCTCTGCCTGGGCCATCTCTGGGCCAAGATAATTATGAAGGAACTTCTCGAATTGGGTAGCCTCATTGAGCAACCTGTTAAAGTGCATCTTAACCTCACGCTTTAGCTTAATGTCATCTGAGTGCTTAATGACATAACCTGTCTCCAGCACTCCTCTGATGAAGCAGGTGAACTTAGTGAAATCTCTCATAGTTAAAATATAGTTAGTTGGCTTTTATAGTCCTTAAACCTTTTCTCCTGCGCCTGAAAATAGTCTGTATCAAGTTCACAGCCTACAAATAAAAGACCTGCCTTATCTGCTGCTATTCTGCTTGATCCACTTCCCAGATGAGTGTCTAAAACAGTTTGGCCTTTTTCTGCAAATTGTTTTAAACACCAATCATATAAATAAACAGGCTTTTGGGTTGGGTGTATTCGGTCTTTACCTCCATTTGTTTCTGCCTTACTGCTTTTAGTTACTTTAAAAAGTTGTTTGTTAAAGGAAGTCCAAGCAAGTTCACCATGAGAAAAGTTAAATGTTTTATCAAATTGTTTGTCCCAAAAAATCCAACACTTTGAAGGATGTAAGTATTGAGTAAAATAGTTTCCACCCCATACAATTTGATTTTTAGATACCCTAAACAACTGATCCCAATATTGTGATTGTGGTATTTCATTGTCCCATTCTTTCCTGTCATATTTCTCTATCATATTCCAAGTTGATGGTCTATCAGGTTTGCGAATATGTATTGCTCCATCAACACCAATTCCATAAGGAGGATCAACGAGAGCCAAATCAAAGTGCTTATCTGGATAGCGTTTCATAACAGCAATGCAGTCCTCATTAAATACTATTGAACTCATGACCGTATGCACCAGGCGAAAAGTACAGTCATTCCAATGGCATAGGAAGCCATGACAATGGAGAAGGCCATCCAAGCCCTGTGATGCCTTTGGCTTTCTGATAGCTCATGATCTAGCTGATCATGCTCATTATGCCACCATGAGACAGCCTCAGTAAGTAAGTCAATCTCTTTCCTGAGCTTCGCATTCTGCTCCTTGTGATAGTCTCTGCTGCGCCTATGATTGTCAGCATGCCTCCGGCTCTCTGCCAGCTCTGACTTTAACTTATTGATTTCTTCCATTGGTTAGATTATTTTTTTGCAAATAAAGTGCAAATATTTAGACGGAAAAACTATCACATAAAAAATCAGATAAAAACCATGATGGTATTCTTGAACCACCAGAGGCTGCTCCTAGACCTTAACTGCATACTGATGGCATTATTGATAGCATAGCCTCTGAGCTTCATCTGAGCTTCAATGTAGCTGTTAGGCTGGCAGTTCACATGCCCATCGCCTACTTGCCCAGGGATTGCCCATGAGACGATGATCATCTTCGGCTTACTGACCACCAGATTATCCAAGAATGTCTGCTCGAACTCTGCTGGGATATGCTCACCCACTTCCAGACTCATGACCACATCAACCTGATGGCCGCAATCAAATGGCTTACTCAGATCAGCAACCTTGGCAAGCCCACAAGTGAGCTGTGGTGTATTAGGATTGCCATCGTAAGCATGCACCTTGTAATTGTATGCCTGGAGCAGGTGAGAGTATTCACCCATGCCGCAGCCTAAGTCTAACACACTGTTAAACTGATTCTTCTTGAATAGCTTTACTATGGCAGCTGCCAGATGCTTATCATAGGCATGGCCTTCACTTGTCGGATTCTCCCAGAATCCATTTTCATTTATGTTCATGATTGTAATAATTATCTATTATGTCTATGACCTCATCCAAAGACCAGGAGACCACAACAAGCCAGTTGCGCTCAACGAGTTTGTCAAAGATAGCAAGTTGCTGCTCTGATGGCTTATTATAGCCTACCTTCAGCTCTATGGCTAAGCCTGAGTAACCATTGCGCTGATCTAATATCAAGCAGTCAGGGATGCCAGCCTTAACTCCCATGTCTTTCAGCTTCATTGCCTCAAGTGCATGCCTGCTGCCTCCGTTCGGGCAGTGAAACCAAAATGCGTTTATTGCATTAAGGTACTTGGCCACCGACTTCTGGAAGGAATCCTCGTTGCCTCTATACTTTGGGTAACTCTCGTGGCCTTTAAGCCTTATCTGCGGTGTGAGCATTTCAAAAAAAAAGCCTGCCAAATATTTTTGCAATTACTTTTGCAAACCTAAACCAAATTGGAACAATGGACTGTTTAAAAATTAGCGACTTCTGCCGGAAGTATAAACTGCCTAATCATAGATTTACCAGATACAAGAGGCTATTTCACACCAAGCAGGTCGAAGGCTATGTGAACCGCTGGGTAAAGCTGGATGACTATAACCTTGCCCTGGTAGAGGAGATATTAAGTCATAAAGGAACTAGAAGGAAGAAGATGAGATACACTTTGGATGCTTTCTGTGTTAAGTACGGATTGACTGATGAACACTTTAAAAAGGTGTGTCACCGAATGCAGCTTGAAGATCATGATGGCCAGCTTATGGTCATTGATTCAAAGCACAATTATGCCCTCCTGAAGCACGGGAGGCTGATTCGGAAAAATAATTGAAATATTTTTGCAAATAATTTTGCAGATATAATTCCCTGCTGTATGTTTGCATCATCAAGTTTAACAATAACCAATAACAATTATGACAACGGCACAAATCAACAAGGCATTTTTAAATTCTTTAGATTCTAGAATTGTAAAAGAAATCATGTCAAACATCTCAAATCATTATGGCATCACAACAGAAGAGGCCT